TGGAGGATTTTGAGGGGGTTCTTTTGCCGTTTCTTTGTTCTTAGCATCTTGGATAGCTATTTCTTGTTTGCGTTGTTCTACGGCTTCCTGGAGAGCTTTGTTTTTCTCTTTGAATTCTTCTGCCAGGTTTTTCTTGTATTCGTGGTAATCTGTAATGTCGTCGAATCGTGGTATTTCGGTATCGAAATATTCTCCGTTGTATACATGTACAGAGTTACCCATTCCTCGTGAGTGATTGAGTAGTAATTGTTTGGGCGTAAGACTCATGTTAGGTTGAGTCATTGAAGGTTTATTATTTACTTCACCTGGAGAGCCTTTGTAACCAGGTTGGAAGTTTCTCCTAAAGTTTGGAGTTGGAAAGTCTTCGTTCTTTTTCGTGTTTTCGGATTTGGTCGTGGTAGACGTCGACTTCGTTTTTGAAGTCGTAGTTGACGAACTCTTCCCAGTTGATTTGGCGTTCGTATTCTTGCTGTTTTCTGATTTTGTATTTTTCATAAGATGAGAATATTTTGTCTTTATAGTATCTAGGTAAATTGATTATGTATTTTCCGTTTTTGTAAGCATAGGGAATGAGTCCTTCCACGTGATAGCGTACTGTCTCAGGTGAAAGGTAATTCTTTCCCAGGTCTTGACTTGATGTATTGAATTGTGGTTGTCTATCGTCAGATTCTAGCAGGGGAGTCCAACTCGGTTGACTGATATACTTAGTAACGTAAAAGATAGTATGAGTATTAGAAGGAGCAATATGAACATGCCCTTTTTTCCAAATTTGTTCTGCAATAAGTCCTGAATTATGAACCAGAGCAAGAGGCAGGTTAAAGAGAATAGCATGATAATGAGGGCGTAGAGTATTGGTTCCGTATTCTCCGCAAGCGTAGTATTTAAGAGCGATATCGTGCTCTTCATGGTCGATAATTTCGGTGTAATATAGTTCATGTTGTTTGATGTATTTACGAAGGCGTTTCCAGAAATCCTGGAGGTCCTTCTTGATTAAAGTTGGAAACCCGTTTTTTGAATAGGGTTGGTCTTCATAGGTTAGCGTCAGCATGATAGCTGTTTGCGATTGTTTCATTTCTTGTTCTAATCGAAAAGACCACCCATTTTGCCGAGTCCGCTTACATTTAACACATTTGCCACATGGTACAATATTAGTGGTGCGGATATCTTGGCGTTTATGGGTAGCCTTATTTAAAGTGAGAGGTGCTGAGCACATAGGTTATAATCTTATGCCTCCACGTGCCAATCGGTACGTGTTAAGGCGTCTGTTTTTACCTTTCTGTGAGCTTCTTCTGCTTCTTGAGGTTCTTCGCCTCGATTTGAATGAACGTCTACGTCTCATAGTTTTTGATTTTAGTGATTAAATTGTTGGAGTACCAAAGTAAGGCATTTTTCGTGTTGCTTTGATACGGTGGTATACGTGTGCATATATCTTTTCAGCGTCAATGACTGCGAATATACGGTCAGTTGGGTCTGAGGTGATAAATGTTTCGTTAAGGTTCGGAGAGTTAGCGAATATACGACCCATGTGCCAGTAGTCCAGGGATTCTCTAAATTCGCCGTGAACTGATGAGTTTATAAATTTATATTCTGCATATCGTGGGGTATAACCAAAGACGTCGTCGTTGTCTTCTTCACGAATGTATAGTTCAATTTGACTGATTGGCTGTTCACCTAAATGGGCGAACGACGGCCAATAGTAATCAAATTTGTCAAATTTTCTGAAGTGTTTTGGAACTCCTTGCTGATAGGCTGTTTTTGGTAATATAGACATGATGCCTATAATATAGCCGTGTTCCTCACAGCGGTAACTGAAGGAGTTGTTTGCTCCTGCGCTTATTCCGTGTCCTGACATGTTACCTTGTGGAGTTGGTTCTGAGGCATTTGCGGATGTTTGTAATACTTCGGATATGGTCACCGGGGAAGAGCCCCCACCGAGATATTCGGGTCGTTGCAGACGGGCATCTGATGACCTTACTCCGAAGTGCGAGAGGATAGATTCGATGTATCGAGAGCCTCCTCTTGCGTTTTTTTCTAGCCATTCCTGGAGACGGAAGGCGTTTCTGAGGTCGTTGATTGTACTTGCTTCTATGTCCAATGTTACTGGACGGTTTACAGCATTTTCATCCTGAGTATATAAGTGTCCTCTGGCAGGGTTAAGGTTGTTTGCCAGGAAGAAGGCGTTTTCTGCTAATTGGTTGAACTCTTCTCCTCCTGAGAATGACCAATTATCGCCTTGTGTTACGGGAATTGTTGCTTCTGCTCCTTTTTGTGTCCAGGGTAGAGCTGAAGTAAAGTAGTCGTGTTGCCATGCCCTGGTACGCATTGTCATAAGGCGTTCAGGGTTGAGTTGTTGAGCATCTGTAAGACGCCAGTTTATCGGGTCTATTAAGTTTTGGTCTCTATAGTATTCGTTGTAGATGCATTGATATGCTGCATGTGGCATCATTGAAATAGGAATATTCTCTTCCAGACTGAAAGTTGGTAGTCCTAGATAGTCTGATAGTGAGCCAGATTCTACTACGTTGATTGCGTTGTTTGGGAATACAGAAGTGTTAAGTCCATCTTCACCACCTGTGATGAAGTCTTCCCAGTTGCTCCATAGGATACGATTAGGAACGAAAAAGAAGTGTGTGTATACATTTACCTGGTGCATGACTGGTGCAATCATTGGAGCGAGTCTTAGCAGTTGGGAGGTTGACATTTTAATTGAGTCGCCAGGGACTGTTTCCATAACATGAATAGGTACTAAGTCCCCCATGTTCAGCGACATTTTTCGGTCATGTGATAAGTCGAAAGTATTTGAGCCTATTTTTTGGGCTTGTACTTGTGTGAATATATTTTTCATAATTTGGATTTATCAAGGCTTTTGTAGCCTTCTATTAGTGAATTGTAGTTTTTTCCGAAGATTCGGAAGAATAGATTATCGTTTTTTTGAATACCGAGTTTATTCAAATCACGTTCGTGTTTCATAAGCTCGTTTTTTAGTCTTTGTCCATCTAGGGTGGCTTTAGCGTTTTCTACACGGTAGAATATATCTTTTACCAGGTTTTGAATCGACTGAGACTTGATAGTGTTGTTAATCATTCGCTCGATTGTTCCTTGTTCGATGTTGCGAAGATTTTCTTTCTGAAGTTGAATTGAAGTGCCCATTAAGGTTTTATCTATAATTGCTTTTGTCCTGGCTGAAGAGCCTTCGCCAAGCACCTTAATTGTTTGAGCATTTTTGAGTAGACCTTCCTTGCGGATTAGGTCATTTTGTTCTTTAAGATTGTCTGTTTGAGCATTGCGTTGTTTGATATCTGCGAAACGAGTGATTTCGGATAGTGGATTATCCACTTTGATATCTGCTTTGGTAGCCGAGCCTGGTCGGTCTGCGTTTCCTGTTGCTTGTCCTGGAGAGCCTCCGTATATAAGATTCGGATTTAATCCAGCTTCTTTGAGTCGTGCCATTTGAGCAGTAGGAGAGTTGTATTCGTTTTGCATTCTCCAAAATTGAATAGTTTTCCGATTTTGGTAGGATGACTGGCGTTTATTGCCTGCATTTTGAAAGGCGTTAGCGAGCGCACTACCTCCAGTAGAGATAAGTGCACCGCCAACTATTGGGTCTATAGGCATATTATTTGATTTCCATTTGTCCTCCGTTTACTTGGATGGTATAGTCATCTTCGTAGAGGTCGTTTAACTCCTTGATTCTAGTAGCGAACACATAAGGAGAGATAATGTGATACGCATATAGTTCGAATGTTTGTTTGATTTGAAGAGCATGTGAAATTGCTAATTGTACTCGTGTCTCTTCTTGTTTGATTTCCGCTTCTGTTTTAAGCGGTGTTTTAGGTTTTCCCATCATGTGTGGTTTTAAAGTTAGTTGCTAATATAAGGATTTTTTATTATTTCCTATTTTGCGCTTACTTAGCATTACGCTTGGCGTCCTAACGTCCTATACGCTGTGTGCTCGTTTGCGCTAGCAAAATAGAGCGAAAGGAGGGCAGTCTTCGAGTGCCCTACCGTTCTTTTTAGCGTAGCATTTTTTGTGCGAAGCACAAAATTTTTTTTTGAGCAGTGTAACTGCTTGATTTCCACCAAGGTGTCATCTAGCATTAATATATCAAGTAGGATTAATGCGCGCGTGCGTGCGCACGCGTGTACTGTACGTACGTGTATGGAGAGTTTAGCCCATAAAAAAACCCGAATTATAAATTCAGGTTCTTTTAGTGGGCGAGTATTTACTCTTGTGGAGGATTTTGAGGGGGTTCTTTTGCCGTTTCTTTGTTCTTAGCATCTTGGATAGCTATTTCTTGTTTGCGTTGTTCTACGGCTTCCTGGAGAGCTTT